TGGGAACACGAAGGCACCAGATGCACCGAGGACTTCAGCAGTCGAGGTGGGAAGACCAGTACCGAGGTCAACGGCGTTAAAGATTGCATTAGTTAGTGATGAATCAGCAGAAGAACCAGCAGTAAAACCAACTGTACCAACGGGATCGAACGAAGTCGAACCAGAGATACCACCCTGACCGTCGCTGGTTACACCAACTGCGGAAGTAGAACCAGAGTACTTGGAAGCGGGTTCGTTGAACATGGCTTCAGTACCATCCTGAGTACCGTACTTAGCACGAAGTGCGAAGATAAGTCCGGTAGGACCAGTCATGGGCTGAACACCACAGATGTCGTATGCCATTAGGTTGGGCATTGCACGACGAACGAGTGAGATAAGAATAGGATCGAAACCCTTAATGTTACCTTCACTACCGACTGCTGGTGACATACCGCCACCGACAATGTTGTTTGCCTGTTCCTGAAGTGCTTTTTCTTGGTTCTCTAGAAGAACGGTTGTGACGTTCTTTCTATACGAATCCTTAATTTCGGGAAGGCTTGGATGCTCAATGATGGGCTTCCACTTTTCACCCAAGAACTGGGCTGCTGTTTCGAGATTACTCATTGGTGATTCTCCTTGATTTCTTTTTGTCTGTTGTTAAGACTTGTTATATGAGTTCTAGTTATATAGTAATTTGAAAATTTACGACTGTGTTTTGTTATTTTCAACGTCAGATAGTCTACCAACGCTGTTGAAGTATGCTGCCATTCTTGGGTTCATGTCTTCCATGAGTGGAGCAGCAGGATATGCCGAAGCGGGAAGAGTGTAATCTTCAACAGTTTCAGTTAGAAGAGGAGTAACGCCTCTTGCAGTGCTGTTGAAGTAACTTTCCTTGATTGTGGCAAGTTTAGATGAAAACTCGTTTTCGGTTCGGTATTCGATGCCTCTGGCGAGTGACTTGAACTTTTCAACTTCAGTAGCAGCAAGTCCGTGACAAGCGGCTTCAAAGATTGCATCACAGTTTGATACAGTCTTTGCGTTGGAAAGTTGTACGTTTTCGTGAATACTTTCGTTAAGTTTTCCGGTAAGTGTATCTACCTTATGGGTAAGAGCATCAACTAGATCAACCTTACCGTGTGGTACTTCGATGTAGTGGTTTTCGAAAAGATCTCGAAGACCGTTCATGAATGACTCGGTAACTTCGTTCTGGATACCAGTATCTACAGCAAGTTCATTTTCAGACATCCACTCAGAAACGACATAGTTCATGTAGTCATCAAGTTTGTTTGCCATGTCTGCTTTTGCAGATGTAACTTCTTCGACAAAAACGTCTCTTGACTGACGAACGAGTTCTGTTTGAATTTCTTCAACTCTAGCATTTACTGCTGCTTCGAAGATAGATGCAGCCTTTTGCTTGAATGCTGCGGTTAGGTTTTCACCAGAGAAGAGTGCTTCAAGATGTTCCATCTTGGCGTACTCATTTTTCATTCCACCGTATTCCTTCAACTTCTTACCTTTTTTCTTGTCCTTAAGAGTCGCAGCAGCGTTACCCTTAGTTTTTACAGGACGAGCAAAGACAGCACCTTTACCATCAGCATCTTCGGAACCTTTACCAGTTGCATCTTCTTCGTCGGCTTCCATGATGGAAAACTGGGATGCTTTGTAAAGTTCTCTACCGATTGCTTCAGAAAGACTTGATTCATCATTGAATTGCGATAGACGTTGAAGGACACCATTGATGTATTGCTGTGATACACCCATGTCGTTTAGTTCAGAAATAACTGACTGAACTGCATGTCCAGATCTTACATTTGTTTCTTGGTTTGCTCGTTCAACTAGGTTTCGAGCAGAATTGATTACACTGTTCATTGGAATTTCTCCTTGGTTTAGGTACTTGTAGTTTATTTATAGTTTTTTATAATTTGGATAGGAAATCGGCAAAACAGTATGTGGTAACCTCGTCCACGGTTCTCTGGGATGCTTTTTCTACTATTTTTCTGTAGGAATCGATTTGCGATTCTTTGATCATACCATTGTCCCAGATCCATTCTTTTCCTTCCATGATGCCGTCTACGAAGGCATTAGGTGCGGAAGGATCAGCAACGATATCAACGGCTGCAAGCATGAAGTCTTCACCAACAATCTTTTTGCCGTTTTTCTCTTCAAGACTACCCATACCACGGGATGAAACGCCAAGTTGTGCGCCTTCGTCAAGAAGATTCTTTACAATCTTACCCATAGGAGTGTCCATAATTTTTGCTTTACCTACAACATCATTGTTGTTTTCATATAAGTCGGTGATGATGTGGGATACTCGTTCTAGGTTTACGGTTGGACCTTCTGGGTGTCCGAGTTCACCGAATGCTCTTTTACCATCCACAAAAGTTTTGTTGTAGTTATTAACTTCCTTCATCAAAGTCTTCTTGGGGTAAATGCGACCGTTTCTATTCTTCTGTTCGGCTTGCATGAAAACACCGCTGATGTAGTAGTTTGGGTTTCCACCTGCTACATCTTCTTTGATGAGTTTGATATCTTCAGTTGTTTCTGTGATTAGTTTCATTTGATTATCCTCCTGCACCCATTGGTGCGCCAGCAGGCATTCCAGGCATACCACCGGGACCACCGGGACCGGCAGGTGGTTTGGGTTTGTTTTCCATCTGAATTAGTTCTTTTGCAAAGTATACAAATTCTGGTTGAAATTTGCTATAGATTTCATCTAAGATTCTGGAGTCACCCACACCTTTTTGTTGTAGTTGTTGGATAAATATATCAACCTTGGGGTAAGACTTTACTCGTTCCCATAGTTTATCTTCTATTGATTTGGGTGGAGCGCCTCCTGCTCCTCCTCCCATCATGGCAGCCATGGCAGCCATGGGATTACCACCACCGGGTGGTGGACCTTGTTCAGAGATTAAGTTATATTTTTCGAATAGGTTCATGTATTACCTCAATATTTGTAACTGGAGTTAATCTTTTTTGGTTGTTCATGAACATAACCCATTTTATCCATTCGAACATGATCTTCGTATGTGTTTGCTTTATAGCCTTTACCACTCTTAGGATCATACATCATGTGTGGTTTAAATTTATCTTTGTTTTCTTTCATGGCCTTTTTAACTTTTTTACGACGATTCTTGAGGTATTCGTCGGAGTCATCAACGTCTCCGTCGTTGTCTACATCATCATCTTCCTTACCTACTGGATCTAAATCGCCATATAGAACCTTCTTTTTACCTTCGATGAACATGTTCATCTTTTGATAAAGAACAGATTCTAGTTCTTCTTTAGTCTCGACAAGGTTTCCTTGAAGAATTTGATTAAAAATATTGTTAACTCTGTTATCCATTATTGTCTCCTCTGAGCAAATTTGACTATATTTAGAAATGAACTTTTATCAGATTCTAACATGTTAATCATGTCTTTCTGATTAGATTCATTTAGTTCATCATGAAGGTTGATTATATTCTCTGCAACGTCTGGGGTCATGTGAATGATTTGTCCATCTATATCTATATCAATAGGCATTTTGGTGTTGGCTGATTCCGCGATTGCGCGAAGATTTGATTCTTTTACAGAATGACTGAACGTAGCACCATTTACCTTCTTTATGAACTCTGCTACTTTTTTGCGTTCAGTACCATCATGCTTCTTTGCATCGAAGGTGAAACTTGCTTTTCCTTCTTTTTCAAACTCTGACTCTTTGTAACCATCAAGAGATGCAATCATTGCTTCAAGTTTTCTATACCCCGTTCTGCTTGTCTTGACATGAATGGTGTGGAGAGTTGCTTCATCCAGTTCAAAGGACTCTTTGATATTGTTCTTCTTTCTCCATGCAAGAACAGTTGAAGCATCATTAACTTGATCTGCCCAGTTACCTGGTCCAGTAGTTGCTTTTCTTGCTTTAGGATTTGCCCTCATTGCTTCGCCAGCATCTTTTATGATATACTTCAATTGATCTTTTGGTAAATTCCAAAACCTAACATTTTCTATACGAGCGCCATTTCTTGGTCTACCATCGCCCATTTTCCATTTTGTTGCTTCATCCAGTTCAAAAGATTCAAATTTCTTTGCATCTTTTTCTGCTTCTCGCTCTGTCTTGTGCGGAGATCCTTGTGGGATAAACTTACCTGTTTTTGGACTATAAATGAATAGTTGATATCCATACTTTGTTTTTTTAATCTTGTGTGTGTCTTGGTGTAATTTTGTTACTTCTTCCAGATCAGCATCACAACCACAGTCACACTCTGTTACTAAACTTCTAGAAACTTCAGTTGATCTAGCACCCAAGAAGTCTACAGACTTTTCCGCCAAGAGTCCAGAGAAACGCTGTTTGAACTCTTGTAGATTTCCTGTTACTGCACTATTTACTAGATCGTTCGTGTTTGACATCAGAATTCTTCCTCTTGTTCTGCATCTCCATAGAGACCAGTTTTCTTTTCTTTGGACATTTGTTTGTCCATCTGTCTAATTTCTTCTTCATTGAATTTAAGAATATTTTTTCTCGTCCATTCAATGGAATAATACTTACCTATGTATTCATTTACCTCTCTTAAGACATCCATTCTTTCTTTAAGAATTTCAGACTCTTTCAACTCTGAGAAGTATGAATCGGTAGCGTATTCAACATATGCCTGTTGCTTAATGTCTTTCCAGTCATCTTTTGTGATGATACCCTTAAGAATAAGTTGAGTCTTAAGAAGATCCATGAAAAGATCACTGAATCTATGTCGAAGTCTTTCGATATACTTAGAGAATCTAACTTCGTCTCTGGTAATTTCGGCGCTTCGTCCCATGTTGAAACCATTTTCTGATTCCAATCTACTGGTAGGAATTCCAAGTGAACGGAAAAGTTTCTTCTGGAAGTACTGTACATCTTCCATTTCACCAAGGTTCTGTCCACCATCGAGTGTGGTGATTTCAGTTCCTCTACCACCTTCTCGTCTTGGTAGCCAATAATCTTCAAGCATATTCATATGCTTCTTGTCGTCTTTAATTTCACCAGTGTTCGCATCGTATACCAGTTTATTTTTATACTGGTTCATTAGTCCTTTGATGTACTGTTCTGCTTTGTTCTTTGGAAGGTTACCAACATCAACATAGAATACTCTTCGTTCTGGCGCTCTAGAGATTCTGTAAATAACAACCGAGTCTTCAATCATTCTTAGTTGATTGAGGGGACGAATTGCTTTGTGTAAGTGTCCAATTACTTTTTTCTTTCCAGAATCAAACAGTCCGGACGTAGTATAAGAAATGGCATCGGGGGATACTTTAATTCCTTTGCTCACAAACTGAGGAGTATATCCGTTTGTTTTTTCTGACATGTCATACATGTAGAATTCGTTTGCATCTTTTATTATTTCAATTCCCTGTTGGTTTTTTTCTTTTACTACCTCTCTAATTTTTTTGATTCGAGTAGGATCAACAGGACGAAGTTCCATAATGCCTTTTTTGGTATTCTTTTCATCGATAATTTTATGAAAGTATAGTCTACCATCAATAAACCATTTTCTATAGATGTCGCTTCCTTTGTTATTAAAGTCCAACAAAGAAAGAACTTCTTTAAATTCTTCGTGTAATTTATCTTTGATTGAATCGCTTTGATCGTAATGATCTAAGTTTAACTTTACAGGAGTTCGGTAGTCATCGAATACAATACTTTCATTAATAATGTCTTGTACTGCAATTTCAACTTCTGGTTGAAGAACCATACTTCTGTAATGATTAATGAAACCACTGTCTGATTTTTGACCACCGTCCAGATCAATGTATGAACCATAGAAACCACCGGATGCTACTGTTGTAGCACCGTCTTCGTGGTCGGGAGGAACAAAAGATGGTACATTAGATACTACGGCGTCAGGACTCTTTTTTCTTCCGAAACTAAATCCAAATAATTCTGGCATAATCTATCCTCATGTTATAGGTTCTGATCAACCAACTTCACCGACTCCACCGAGATCGACGGACTCAATTAGATTGGCATCAGGTGCGTCACTCGCTAAGAAGTAGGAGTAACTTAGTGTCACTGTGAACTCGGAAAGAGTATCACTTGCATCGGAATCAAGTGCCATGTCACCGATTACTGTTGGGAAACAGTGAAAGAATGAGTATGTCTTGATTGGATTGTTTTGTCGATCAAGTTGATCAACGCTCCAAGTTGGGAACAAACCACCTGCAAGGAAACTTCCTTGACTTAGATCGTGTGCCTGTTCAGCAACATTACCGACTGTAGAGTTGATGGCTTCCATCCATCGTTCAAATTTGGTGCGAAGGTTGAATTCGCTGTCACTGATGACTGTGATTGTCCAGTCATCGAATGTTCTGTTTCCGGGTAGTTTTAACTGTCTACCACGGAAAGGAACAAGAATGGTACTCATGTTTGATGCAGGTAGTGCAGCAGAACGAATTAAGAAACTAGCCGCATTGTCTGTTCCTTCAGGACCGATTGGACCGTTTACTCGGAATAGGTTAGGACGGACTCCGCCTTGCTTTAGGTTGTTCTTAAAAGTATTGATATTCATTCTAGTTATCCTTCTCTATATGTATGCTGATTTTAATCATACACCTGCAATTTCGTTGAAATCTACACCAGATCTGGCAGCAACGAAATTCAGTTGAATGAAGTTGATTGAACGAGTTGGTTTGACGAAGATATCTGCAACAAACCTATTAGAATCTACGACTTCCGAGGTGTTGTTTGTATCATCACAGACTACCTTGAAGTCAGTGATACCTCTTCGTCCCTGAATATCTCTTAGGAATGGTTCGATCATGTTCTTGAACATGGCTCTAGTGAACGAATCATTCTGTTCGAA